AAACCAATTACCAGTACCATTTGGTGATGAAAGTGCGATACAAGAACCCCCAGTAGCTAGGGTTTGTTGAGCACCAGTAAATATCCTTTCAATATTATCAATAAATGCAGCTTCATCTATTACAAGTAAAGTAACGGCTTCAGATCTTGATGCGTTATCAGTTGCAGGTTTAGCTTGAATTTGAGAACCATTTACTAATTTAAGTAGTAATTTATTATTCTCAGTATCTTTTAATCTTAACCAAGATGGGAGTTGATCATATGAAAATCTTACTTTAGTAATTAAGTTTTTAGCTGTATCTTGTGTAGAATGGAATAATGCTTTATGTGTTATAGAAAATGCAAGTATAGGATGGGATGTTGTCGGTAGAATGATAGATAAAGAATATAAGAATTTATACTATT